TCATTGATGCTGTGCGCGCCGACGAAGGGGTCGATGAAGACGCAGCCGATCTTCTTCTGTGGTATCTGCTTGCAGAGGTATTCGACCAGTTTGGTGTTGGGCAGGACGCCTTCGCGGGTCTGGATGCCGAATTTTAGGCTGAAGTCTCGGCCCGCGTTAACGAAGAGACGCCCACGCACTTCTTCCGGCGTGATCTTGTAATGCTGCATTGCCGCGATGACGCGCCGTTGGATTTCTTCGAGCGGGTCTTCGAGATTGACGATCCAGACGTTTGTCCGCTCTTTGACTTCCTCGCCCAACAGCGGCCTGCCTGTGACGATGGCCAGCGCCTCGACGATCTGCAAGCTGGTCTTCCCAATGCCGCCAGCCGAGGCCAGCACACTGACAAATGACCGCAGGTAGTGGTTGCCGTATATCCAGCGCCGTGGCTCAATGCTGGCCCCGTCAAACATGTCGTAGACTGTGGGCCAATCTGGGGCCGCCTCGGGGGCATCTGGGGTGTCGAGGCTGTCGAGGTCGTCGTCGTCACCCTGCGTCGGCATGTAATCGAAATCATCCATGCCGTTCTTGGGAATCTCGTTGGCGGCGGCTTTGGCGGGGCTGATCTCCAAGCCATAGGCGCGGACGGCTTTGTCGAAATCACCGTCATGCTCATAGTGCGCGAACAGGTCGAAGGCATCACCCCAGCAGTACGAATGCTCTCCCAGCGACTTCGGCTTGCCGACGCCAGCGGCTGCGTCCGATCCAGAAAGGCTGACCCAGTGCGTGCCGAAGTCCTCAGTGGCGTAGGATGGGCTGGTTTGATAGCGGGAGCGGTAATGCGAGGATGATCCGCGCCGATCATATTGATAGCGGGCAAACAGGTCTTCGATGGTGTGGTCAGCGTTGAAGGCGTCCACCGGGCTGACCTGATCGGGAAACTTCTGCCGACGTTCTGCACGCTGGCGTTCACGTTCAGCCCGCGCCTTTTCGGCCTGCTCTGCCGCCAGACGGCGCTGTTCAGCCTTGCGCGTCAACTCCTGCATGATGGGGCTGTCACCGTCGAGGCGCAGCGGTCTGCCGCGCAGGATGCGGTGCTGGTAGAACAGTGGCATCAGGTCAGGCCCGCGCTTGGCGATAGGCACGTTGGGCAGGTAGATCGGCTGGCCGCAGCGTGCAAGCGCGCCGTCAGGGTGGATGCCGTGGATGTGCAGGAGATCGAAGAAGGCTGTCTGCACCTCTTCATATTCGGCCCCGGTGAGGACGCCTGCCAGCGGCACGATGGCCCGCCATTTGCGGTTCTCTTCCGACGCGCCGGATGATGAGTAGATCAGCATGCCCGCATCGCCGCAGACGGCCTGCACGGCCTCTTGCACGTCTTCCAGCGACGGGGTGCCCCGGTCGATGTCGATGGCCAGCGCACGATACGCGCCATGCTCTCTCTGGGCTTCGTGGGAGCGTGCGTCGTGCGCCCGGTAGGTCGATGGGATGAAGAAGTCGGCCTTGATCTTTTCCTTGGCCTGCGGGTCTTTGACCAGCTTGACGATCTCGTTCCAGCTTATGCCGGGATAGTATTCGCCGGGATTGTCGATGAGCGTGAAGAATGAACCGGGTGCGGTCATGAAGCGGACATCAGACATATGCGATGTCCTTGTAATAGGCGTTGATCGCCTGTATTCTTTGCATTGGAACGATCTCCTCTCGGTTCCGCCTCTTTGAAACCCGGCAGGTGGCTCTCCTGCCGGGTTTCTTCTTTACTACCAGGGAATCTCATCCCCGATGTCGTCGGCGATGCTCTTGCGCTTCTCCTCGCCGAGCGCCTTCTTCTCGAAGGGGTCATCCTTTGGCTGGACGGTGTCGAAGTCATCCATGCCGCCGTCGCCATAGCGGGCCTCTGTGACCTGCACGGCGTCCAACAACAGGCTAATGCCGCCGAGGCCTTCAGGATCGATCACAGCGACGGCCCACGCGCGCACGGTGCCTTTGGAGCCGCCCCAGATGTTGAGGTCGGACAGCGGGGCTTTCTGTCCGTCGATCACGGTCGGTGCTTTGTTGGCGGTGCCGTCCTTCTTCATCCCGTTCCGCTTGGCGGTGAACTGGATGATGCCCGTCTCGGTGCCGTGTTCGTCCTTCAGCTTTTTCATGCCGAAGACCTTGGTGAACTGGGGCAGCTTGGGGTTGCGGGCGCGGGATGCGTCGTAATGCGCCTTCATCTCGTCGAACAGCGGCTTGGCCTGATCGCGGGGCATCTCGAATGCCACCGACCATGCTGCGTTGGACGCACTGGGCGCGCAGGGTTCGCTGGCCTGCTTCTGGGTGTTGAACCGATATGTCTGGTTCAGCTTTGGGTACTGAAGGGTGACGTTTTTCGCCAATACCTTCAGGAAGTCATCATTATCTGCCATTGGTTTTCTCCTCTCTGGCTGTGGTAATCAGAAGTCAACGGTTTCATCGAACACGTCGTCTTCAGGCTCTGCGGTCTGCCAGCGCGGCAGGTCCACATGGTTAATCAAGGGCCAGCCTGTTGTGAAGGTGCTGGTGGCCTCGGCCCGTGATATTTTTTCTAGAGTGGCGGTGACGCGGGCATCTGCAACGGCGAGATAGCCGTCTGTGAGCGCGTGCAGGCCGACAGCGTATGGTGGTTCCTTCTCGACGGCCACAAAGACAAAGGTCGTCGCCATATACCCGGCCTGTTGAAGGCACCTTAGGTAAAAGGACGCCTGCAAATCGTAGTTGTAGTTTCGGATTTCACGCGGGAAGCCTTCGGGCGAGGCATCTCGCGTGGTCTTAATGTCAAACACGATGCCAGACCCTACCAAGTAGCCATCCGGCCTGCACTTAATCTTGACGCCTGTCAGGTAGTCTTCCGCGAAGAAGCTGGCCTCGGCGACAAAGCTGGGATCGGCGATCCAGCCCTTGACGACCTCATGGGTGATGATCGGGGCCGCGATGGCATGAGCCAGATCATAGTCGCTTTCGGTGAGAAGGATCTTGCCATCGATGTCGGCGGCAAGCTTGTCAATCTTCCACTTGTTGCCCCGGCGATCTTCGGGGCCACGCAGGACAAGGTTCTTTTCTGGCTCCAGCACCAGCGCGTGGACGGCGCTGCCCAGTGCAAAGGCGCTGCTGTCACGCCAAATTTTCCCCTTCCAATGTGCCAGAGACTTTGCGGCCACAGCCTTAACATCGCTGCTGCTTATCTCTGGACGTGAGTGGTAAACTTCGTTTGAGATCATTAGGAAAGACATTTTAAACGTGCCTCCATGTTCTGTTTGCTAAGATGTCTCTTACAGTTCTTTCGTTGACGCCTAGCATTTCTGCAACTTTTTGACGATCATACGTGGATACGTTTGGGGTCGCCCTAAGCATCTTCACTGTTTCATCATTCAGTTTTGACGAAGCGACGCCGCTTCCGCGTGCGTGATTTTGATGCCTGATACGACCCTTCCTAGATGCGTCGGACATGTTGTCTTTCTGTGTTCCGACAAAAAGGTGTTCTGGATTGACGCATGACGGAGTATCGCACTTGTGACAAACCACTGCTCCATCAATTTCTGAGTTAATGGCCAACTTTGCGACAACTCTGTGGACATAATGCTTTCTGCCTTCGTGGGTGAAAACTCCATATCCGCCGTTTGTTGTTGCGTTGTTCCAAATCCAGCACCCCGACCAAGGGAGTTCCGTGCAGTTTTCGTATATGCTCGACAGTGCAGTATTCATTTCTTCCTCCATCCATAGAGTGCGATCAGGGCCGCTTCGGCTCTGCCGTCGTCTTTGACCCGCGCCCACTGGTCGGAGCAGTCGGGGAAGTATTGGCTGGCCAGCGCGCGGCTGGCGTTCTTGTCGGTCGATAGCCGCATGGTCTTCTTCCACGCGGACGGATCGACCTCAAACGTCGGCACGCCCGCGAAGAACAGGCAGGCCTTCAGTTCGCCGTAGGCGACGGCGATGGTGACGGCGTTTTTGATCCCGATCATCCGTGGGAAAAAGGGCCGCTCCAGCCAACAGCATTTGACCTTGCCGATGTCCGCTATCAGGGCGCGTTTGTCTTCAAGCGTGCCGGGCATGTCGTATGTCGTGACCTGCATGTCGTCGCAGTCGAGCAGCGCGAACGCTCCGCTCTTGCCGGGGTCAATGCCGAGGATCAGGGTCATGCTTCCTCCATCGCGGCTTCACCGCCCAGTGCCAGATACCCGCAGCCGTCGATCCAGTTGTCCGCATGCTTCGGGTTCGACTTGGCCCGCGCCAGCTTCAACAGGGTCATCATCACGGCCACGTCGTGCGGGCGGATGTTGCGGTTCAGGTGGGCCGACCAGTACGCTGCGATGAGGCCGAAGTTGTCTTCGGCAGACCCGTGCGTCGCCGCGCGGTCAACCATGATAAACTCCTTGGCCGTGTCCAAGATTTTGGCCCGGTTCATTTAGACACCCATTCCTGCTCAAAGCGCAGGTCTTCGATCCCGGTGATGTCGGCGAGACGGTGGCGGTAGACAGCCGACGGCACGACGCGGCCTGTCATCCAGCGGGAAAGGCTGGACGATGCCACTGGCACCTTTTTCGCGAGCCAGCCAAGTTTGCGCCCGTCTTGCGCGCACCATAGGCGGATTTGAGTTTGAGCCATCATTGGCGCTCTCCTGTGTTTAAATAGACGACAAAAAGTCTGCTTCCCACCAAGCCGTGACGGCGCGACCGTCTGCGGCTTTGAATAGGACGAAGTATTGAGGCGGGGTTGCAAGATACTCCGCGCGACCGATCACTTGGCCTTCCTCTCCGCTGATGTCGATCTTGACCAGTTGACCAATCTGAAATTTGAACTCTGCCATTCGCGCTCTCCTGTGTTTTGGTGCCATCAGACCTAGAGGCGAAAATAATTAGCGTCAAGTGCATTTTTTCTGTTGCATGGGCCAACGCAGGCTGTATGGTGTCTGTACCAACTAGCAAACAGGATGAACCACATGACCCTCCGCCAGATCAGCATGGACCTCGACGGCCTGTACATCAAAACCTACAAAACCGAGCAGAACCTGATGAAGCGCATCGAAGAGATCCGCGACATGTATCCCGACCACAACGACCGCTTCATGGTGGTCTGCACGCCGAAGGGCCGCTGGACCGCCATTGTCCAGTTGGACAAGAACACTGGCGGGTACGCCTTCCGCTACTATGGTTTCATGACGATCTGACCACTCAGCGGCCAGCCCTTCGGGGCTGGCACCCACACTAGCAAACAGGATGACCCACATGACCAAGACCGTAACCATCACGCTGGAGCAGGCCGAGATCGCGCTTCAGTGCGTCAAAGAAATGGTCGCCGCGACCCAGAATGCGACACTCGGCGGCGAAGTATCCAACACCGCAGAAATCGCGCTTTACCTAAACCGCGCCGAGTTGGTCCAGCGCCTGAACACCGCCATCAACAACGCTATGAAGGATAACTGACATGAACATCTATGAATTCCTCGCCGCCCTTTTCGGCGCAACGGCACTCGCCGCCATGCTCTACGCTGGCCTACTGTTTGGCCTCGGGATGGGGTGGTAATCATGGCCGTCAAACTTGGAGCAATGGACACGCACATCGTGCTGACCGCATTGTGGGATTATCGCGAGACGCTGACCGATTTCGATGAAGCGCCGCCGAACCCGCAGATCGCCGCCAAGATCGACAGCGTTGATCGCCTCATTGAGAGCTACAAGAAATCATACTTCGCCTTAGACAGATTGGGGATCATGTGATGACCGCCTACTACAACGAGATCGACCCCAAGGCAGCGGCATGGCTGCGGGAACTTATCAAGCAAGGCCACATAGCAGATGGAGTGGTAGATGAACGATCAATTGTCGATGTTACCCCTGATGAACTCAGAGCCTTCACCCAGTGCCACTTCTTCGCAGGGATCGGCGTCTGGTCCTACGCCCTGCGATCCGCAGGTTGGGCCGATGACCGTCCTGTTTGGACGGGAAGCTGCCCGTGCCAGCCTTTCAGCAGCGCAGGTCGCCGAGGCGGGGTTGATGATGAGCGGCACCTCTGGCCGCACTGGCATCACCTCATCAGCCAGTGCCAGCCTGCAATCGTCTTTGGAGAACAAGTTGCGAGCAAGGACGGCCTCGGTTGGCTCGACCTTGTATCAACTGACATGGAAGCCACGGGCTACGCCTTCGGGGCGGCTGATCTGTGCGCTGCGGGCGTCGGCGCGCCGCACATCCGCCAGCGTCTCTTCTTCGGAGCGGTCAGGCTGGCCGACGCCGATAGTGAATTGGGCTTCCATAACAATAAAGTCAGAGGCGGCGGAAAAGGAAATATCGCGCAAGGGTCCGACAAACAATCTTGGGGTGGCGGCGCATGTGGCAGGCTGGCAGACGCCAGTGGTGCAGGACAGCAAGCAGAGCGGGCTGGCTCCATCCGGGACGGGCAACAGCTTGAAGCTGTCATTCGAGGCTCAGCAAGCGGGCTGGAAAACACCATGCACCCCCAATGGCGGACGCAGCATGTCTACGGAGAAGATGGACGCGACGGGCAGGACGATAGACGGGAAGAAGCACACGGCCTCGCTGGAACACGAGGCGAAGTTCTCGGGTTGGCCGACGCCGGCGATGACGGATCACAAGGGCGGGTACGAGAGTGGCAGGATGCGGGACGGGAAGCTGTCAACGGATCGGCTGGATGTGGTGGCGCAGATTGCTGGCCCAGCCCGACTAACGGTCACTGGCGAGATGCTGATTGGCTCTTCTGCCGGGATGGAAAGTGGCGGCCAGTTGAACCCGGCACATTCCCGTTGGCTCATGGGTCTGCCCAGCGCGTGGGACGACTGCGCGGTTACGGCAATGCAATCGTTGCCCAAGCAGCGCAAACCTTCATTGAAAGCATGATGGAGATAACAGAATGACCGACAAAACCATCGAAAGCCTGGACGCCTACATCGCCGACAGGATGGCCAAGATTGAGGATCTGGAAAAACGCTATGGCACCGGGGTTCGCCCTGGCTGGGTCGGAGAAGAAATCATGGTTCTTGAGTTCTACATCCAAGACGCAATCGCAGCACGCAATGAACTGGAAAGCAAAAATGCAGAATGACCTCACCGAAATCATCATCAGCAACATCATCGCCACAGGCACCGGGTTCGCCGTCGTAGCAGATGACATGCACGAAGGCGTATTCGTGCCGTCGCGTGTCATGCACGACAGCAACCTGCGCCCTGGCGACCGTGCGTCGGCCATGCTGGTGCCGAACACCACGCGGCCCGACAAGACGCCGTGGCTGGCTGTTTCGCTGGCATCCGACCGGGCGCCGGCGCCTGTATCACGGGATGATACGCTGGCCGCCTTCATCTTGGGCAACCTGCAAGCTGATGGCCGCGCCACGGTCGAGGAGATCGCGGAGGATCTTAATATGTCGGACGACAAGATCGCAGCAAAGCTGGCCGAGATGGTGGCAGATGGCTGCGTGGTGCGGCTGGTGTGCTTTGACTTGCCGGAGGAGGACGAATGATGTTCTGGAACAGAGAACCGAAGACCATGCCCGTGCGTGACGTGCAGTCCGAGGCGGTGGCGGCGATCATTCAGGGGTCGGCTGTGCTGCCCTCGAAGCGGCTGACCAACGCGATCTACACCGCCTTGCTGGACAATCGCGACATGTCGGTGGCCGAGTTGGACGATCTGGCCAACAGGATCAGCCGCCTTGCATGGCAGAGGGGGCGGAAATGACTGACTTCTGGGACAACATCGTGCCGCTGGCGGGCATCGCCTGCCTTGCGTTCTTCATCTACGGGCTGGGTCAGGTGATCTTCGATGAGACGGAGAAAAGTCAGGTGCGCTACGAACAGTGCATCGCCGCCGACAAGCAGTGGGTGCAGGGGAGTTGCGTGAAATGACCGGGCTTCACCCAGACTACGGGCTGACGGACCAGCTTCGCGTCGAGGCCCTGCGCTCTGCCGCGCGCTTCGGAGTAAAGAAGGCTGCGGCTCTTTATGACGTTTCGCCAGCCAGCCTGTACAAGTGGCGCAAGGTGCCAGCGTTGATGAAGCAGATGATGGAGGTGGACGATGAGTGACGCAGAACTGATCGCCCGGCTGCGGGCGTACCGAGAACATGATGAGGGATCGGGTGGTATGGCATCGTTTGAGGTTGACGAGTGCATTGAAGCCGCCGACCGCATCGAAGCCCTTGAAGCCAAGCTGGCGAAGGTGGTGGAGGCGTTGGAGAAGATCGCAGGCGTCAAAGGCCCATACAGTCACCCGTTTCCTGAGGCCAGTGAAGGTTATGGTGCGTTTGCCATTGTGACCTCCCGCGCCACCCTCGCAGAGATCAAAGGAGAGAGCCATGACTGACGAAGAACTGATCGCAATGGCACGTCTGGCGCAGCGCGATGAACGCATGTCCACAGGTGCCTTGTATGGAGATCTGGCCGACCGCATTGAGGCGCTGCTGGAGCAGTGCGAGGGGTTGGCGCAGGTTGTCGATTACAACTGGGTAAAGCATCAGAGGGTGATTGCAGCAGAAGCCAAGCTGGCGAAGGCGGTGGAGGCGCTGCGGGAAATTGAAGCTGACTGTGACGCAGATTATCCGCCTTCACACGGGGCCATCAAACACGCCATCCGCGCCGTGCTGGCTGAACTGGAGGGGGAAGGATGAACGCGCCAAAACGTATTTGGGTAGATAGTTGTAAAGATGTTGATGGTAACCCTGAGTGGGACACGGGTGCATGGGGCCACGAGCAGCAAGAAGGCGATGAGGAGTATGTTCGCGCCGATCTTTTCGACAAGGCGATGGAGGCTTTGCGAGAGATTGCAGACCCCATCAGTCTTTCTCAAGGAAACGTAAACGCAGAAATTGCCCGCGCCACTTTAGAAGAGATCAAAGGAGAGAGACGATGACTGACGAAGAACTGATCGAACGGCTGCGCGACTGGCCGTATCAGGGCGAGACTATGGCAAACGCAGCCGCCGACCGCATCGAAGCCCTGACCGAGCAGCTTGCCGCCGCACAGCAGGACGCCAAAGAGGCCGAGGCTTATGCGGAGGAGGTGGAGGCGGATCGCAAGAAAACATACGAAGCCCTGCTTAAAGTTTCGCGCATCCACGGCGAGGTTGAAGCCAAGCTGGCGAGAGCCGAGTGGTTGCTGACAGATGCTGCGGTGCAGCTTGAAGAGGGCAATATCAAAACGCGCCGTAATCGAGCAGGCTTGATCTGGCAGTTTCTTGCAGAGATCAAAGGAGAGAGCCATGACTGACGAAGAACTGACGCTGGCAATTGCCGAGTTGCAAGAGGTTGTAAGATGCCGCTGCGACGAAGCCTACAGGGACCGGGGGCTTAAAGACCCTCATTGCGAGTGTGACAGCGCCGAAGCCGTGAAAGTTGTAGCCCGCCGCATCAAAGCCCTGACTGCAGAAAACGAGCGTCTTGGTCAGCAATGCGAAGGCTTGATGCAGGCTGGAATGAACAGCGGTCAGGCGCTTATCCTTGCAGAAGCCAAGCTGGCGAAGGCGGTGGATTTGGCCATTGAGGAATGCCCCTTTCGACACGGCACACCAAGATACAACGATTGGTGGCATCACCGCCGCGCTACCCTCGCAGAGATCAAAGGAGAGAGCCATGAAGCCTTGCCCGACCTGCGGTAAACAGCCGACTGTGACGATCCGCAGTCCTGTCGAGTATGAGTTCGTCGGATCGTGCCGCATCCAGTGCTGCGACAACTACGTTTCGGCTGACGGCATGAGCGATGCCATAGAAGCATGGGAGCAAGAGCCGAGGCC